CTAAAGCTGCTGCCGATGCTAAAGCTGCTGCCGATGCTAAAGCTGCTGCCGATGCTAAAGCTGCTGCCGATGCTAAAGCTGCTGCCGATGCTAAGGCTGCTGCTGATGCTAAAGCTGCTGCTGATGCTGAAGCTGCTCAGATAGCTGCTGACAAAGCTGAAGCTGACAGACTAGCAAAACTTGACGCAGAGCCTTTCGAAGCTGAAAAGCCAGATGAGGTTATACCTCCCCCAACAATACCTAAAGACGAAGAAGGCGGTGGTGCAGAAGGCGGCGGTGAAGTAGGTGGTGGCACAACTGGCGGCTCAGCAGGTGGTGGCACAACAGACCCTAGTGACGGTATAGCTATTGAAGGCGATCCAGACCCTATAGAAGAAGACCCTGTTATTGTTGCTGACCCTACTGTGTGGGACGAAAACATCCACGACAGCATTGCTCAACGTCAAGTATATGATGTAACAATTAAAGAAACTGATCCTGTTTTGCGAGAAAGACTTGAAGCTGAATACGAAAGGATGGGCGGTAAGCACGTAGATGATTTAAAAGCTGGTAAGACTCTTGAAGAAGTTTATGGTAATTACCCTGCTGATCCTGTACCAGAAGAAACAGAAACCACCTATGCTGAAGATGTTTTTGCTACAAGATTCCCTGATGGTTTCTTAGGTGGTACGTTTGACGATATAGACTATAACAACGATGGTGTTGTTTCTGCAACAGAGCAGAATCGCTGGGAACATGAAGCAGGACAGGAGTCAGAAGAAGAAGACCCTGTGTTTGGCGGTGGTGTCGGTACGGGTGGAGGAACATCTCCTATTGGTACAGACCCTGTAGTAGGTGCTGATACAGCCCCTGTAGTAGGCACTGGTACTGATACAGGAGATGGTACTGATGACGGTACATTAGAAGGCTCTGGAGATGGTGCTGGCGCTGGCTCAGGAGACGGTTCAGGAGACGGAACAGGTGATGGTGCTGGTACTGGAGATGGTACTGGCACTGGTGATGGCACAGGCTCAGGAGATGGTTCAGGAGACGGTGAAGGCAGTGGTAGTGGCGTTGGCACTGGAAGCAGCACACCTATAGCAGCTACGTCTACTACAGACTCTCTCTTCGGTGACTTACTAGGCATTGATCAAACAATAACAGCTCAAGAGCGTCTAATGCCTTTTAAAGCGTCAGAGGCTCGTAGACTACAAGAAACAGAAGCAGCACAAGCTAACCTGCTACAACGATTCATACAACCAGCACAACCAACTAGGCCGCAAGGCATGTTAACGAGAAGGTTCTAATAATGACATATTTACAGCTAGTCAACAGCGTTATGCGTAGACTGAGAGAAGACGAGGTGACCACTGTTGGTCAGAACAGTTACTCTAAACTCATAGGAGAGTTCGTTAATGACGCTAAACGCTCTGTAGAGGACTCATACGACTGGACAGCCCTTCGTACCACGTTAACTGTCTCTACCACTGCTGATACGTTTAACTACGTTCTAACAGGCTCTCAGAACCGTATGAAGCTGCTGGATGTTATTAACGACACCTCAGACTTCTTCATGCAGTATCGTTCCTCTCGTTGGATGGACAATGCTTTCTTGATTGAGACACCGCCTATTGGTTCACCACAGTTCTACAGCTTTAACGGTGTAGACGCTAACGGTGACAACGCTGTTGATGTCTACCCTAAGCCTAGTGGTGTGTTCCAGCTACGCTTTAACGTGGTTCTACGTACATCAGACTTCACCGAAGACACGGATAAACTAGCTGTTCCTTCTTCTCCTGTTGTGCAAGTAGCAACAGCATTAGCTGCTAGAGAGCGTGGAGAGACACAAGGTACTAGCGCAGGTGAGATGTTTGCTTTGGCAGACAGGACTCTATCAGACGCTATTGCTATTGATGCTTCACAACACCCTGAAGAAACTATCTGGTATTCCTAAATGGCTAAACCACTACAGAACATTACAGTAGCAGCGCCAGGATTTTTTGGCCTGAACACACAGGACTCTCCGCTGTCCTCTGATGCTTCCTACGCCTCTGTTGCTGACAACTGTGTCATTGACAAGCTAGGTCGTATAGGTGCGCGTAAGGGTTACAAAACAGTTACTACCAACGGTGCAGCAGTCTTAGGTACTAGTCGTGGCATTGAAGTTATCTTTGAGTTTATTAACAGAGCAGGTCAAACAACTGTATTTAGCTGTGGTAATAACAAGATATTTACAGGTACTACTACACTTACTGAAGTAACTCTACCTGTTGGATACACTATCGGCGACAACAACTGGAAGGTTATGTCGTTTAACAACGATGTTTACTTTTACCAATCGCAACATCAACCTTTAATAAGCGTAGCAGGTACATCTACACTTACTGGTTTAACTTCTACAGGCGGTGGCTCAGCTCCACAAGGTAACGAAGTCTTAGCTGCTTTTGGTAGGGTTTGGACTTGTGACGTGTTTGACAACAAGTATACAATCTACTGGAGTTCTCTACTAGCTGGCGATAATTGGCAGGGTGGTTCCGCAGGCTCTATAGATTTAACAACCGTCTGGCCTACAGGTTATGACGAAGTTGTGTCGATTGCAGAGCATAACGGCTTCCTGATTATCTTTGGTAAGAAGAGCATTATCATCTACTCAGGAGGCGAGAGTCCTTCTGCTAATCTAACATTAGCCGATACCATTGAAGGTGTTGGTTGTGTTGCTAGAGACTCTGTACAGTCTACAGGTAGTGATCTGTTCTTCTTGTCTAGTCGTGGTGTTATGTCACTAGGTCGTCTTCTCCAACAGAAGTCTTTACCTTTAAACGATGTTAGCAAGAATGTACGGTCTGACTTGTTACAGTCTTTGTCTATCGAGGTACACGCTAACGGGCGTAGAGAAGCTATTAAGTCCATCTACAGCCCTACGGATGCCTTCTATCTGTTAACCTTCCCAGACAGTTCGATAGTGTACTGCTTTGATCTTAGAGCACCTCTAGAGAACGGTGCGTATCGTGTAACAACATGGTCAGCTATTAAGCCAATATCCTTTGCTATCTTTGCTGATGATCAACTATACATGGGACACGATGAAGGCATTGTTGAGTATGGTACGTACCTAGACGGTGCTACTAAGTATCAAATGCGCTACTTCAGCAATGCGCTAGACTTTGGTAACTCAGCAAACCTCAAGTTCCTGAAGAAGTTTAACCTGACTGTTATCGGTGGTCAGAACGCACAAGCTGTTTTAAACTGGGGTTACGACTACACCTCTGCATTCACTAAGCAATCCTTTACGCTAACAGGTTCTACAAATCCTGGAGAGTACGGTGTTTCTGAATACAACACAAACGCTGAGTACACTGCGGCAGCTACTGTTAACACTCCACGAGTAAACACAGCAGGCAGTGGCGAAGTAGTTACTATCGGTGTTGAAGCTGAAATCAACAACTCTGCTTTTTCTATCCAAAAAATTGACATACATGCCATATTAGGGAGACTAATCTAATGTCTAATTACACAAAGACAACCAACTTTGCAGCTAAAGATGCTCTAACCACTGGCGATCCCAACAAGATTGTTAAAGGATCAGAGATTGATACAGAGTATAACAACATCGCTACGGCTAGTGCTTCTAAAGCTAACACAGCTAGTCCAACTTTCACAGGTACTGTTACAGCCCCTACCGTGAACATTGTAGGTACACTAACGGCTGGAACTATTACTGGAGGAAGCTACTAATGGCTAACTGGATGGATGCACTGCAAGGCGGATTAAGCGCGGCAGGTTCTTATTACTTATCTGACGAAAGTATTAAAGACACTAAAAAGTTTGGCGAAGAAGCACAAACAGGTATGGCTGGTTTAGCAGGACGCGCCCGTGAAGACACTACTTTTAAACCTTACACTGTCACTAGTGGCTTAGGTAGTGTAGCTGGTAATGCTGCTGGAGGTTTTGATGTTAACCTATCTCCAGAGCAGCAGGCGATGCAGCAGCAGTTAATGGCTCAATCGCGAGGTTTATTTGGACAGGTAGGTCAAGACCCAGCAGCGCAGCAAGCAGCCATATACGAGCAAATAAGAGCCACACAGCGCCCTGAAGAAGAACGTAACCGTTTAGCTATGCAAGAGAACTTGTTTGCTAGTGGTCGTGGCGGTATCTCCACTGCACAGTATGGTGGTTCTCCTGAGCAGTTTGCAATGGCTAAAGCACAGGCAGAAGCACAAGCAGGTGCGTCATTAGGCGCTCGTCAACAGGCACTAGCTGAACAACAACAGTCTTTAGCAGGCGCTACTGGTCTAATGAACGCTGCTTATAACCCACAAGAACGAGCATTGAGTCTATATGGTGCTGCTACTCCGTCTGCTGGTTTTGCTGATATTGGACGTAGAACAGGTACAGAAATTGGTTCAGAGCTTGAGCTAGGTGGTCTGACTGCTAACCTAGGCGCTAGAGATTTAGCTAGTCGTTTAGAGCTTCAGCAGAATGAAGGATTGTTAAAGGCTATTATGGGTAAAGACCCTACTGCGTTAGAAGAAGCTCAGATAGCTAAGCTATATGCAGAAGCAGGCATGACTAATCCAAATTCTGGTGGTGGTGGTTTTTGGGGTTCAATTTTTGGATAAGGAGAAATAACAATGGCTAGACAAGATATAGCAGGACTCCTTACGGGGATGCCTCAACAACAACGACCTAATCCTAACATGTCATCAGCAGAGTGGCGCTTAGCTTTTGGACAACAACAAAGCGATAATATGGCTCGTGGACTACAAGGTGCTGTTGGTGGTTTAATGGGAACAGGAATGGCTGGTGCAGCTTCTCCACAAGAACAAATACAAATTGCTGATTTAAAAGCGCAAGAGAGAATAGGTAAACTAGCTACTTCTCAAGACCCTGCTGAATTGCGTCAAGCAGCTCAGTTGTTGCAACAGCGTGGTGACCCAGCAGGTGCTGCTAGAGCTTTGGCGCAGGCTAAGACTATAGAAGAACAAGCAATAAAGGCTGAGTCAGCGGGTTTAAGAGCTTCGTCAATGTCTCAAGCCTTAAAAACAGCAGGTCACGAAGACTTAGCTAAACAAGTTGAGTTAGGAGATGTAGATGCTTATAAACGAGGATTAGAACTAATCTCTCCAGAAAAAGGTAAAACTTCTATTGAAGACATGGTAGACCCAGCAACAGGTGTTACTCACAAAGTATTATTAAGCTCAGAAGGAGTTGTCTTACGTACTGTAGGTGTCAGTAAAATGCCTACATTAAAAAGCGT